CAATATTGTCATATTTATATCTCAAAAACTGGTATAACAAAAAGTAAAAGCTTCTAGCAATATATTTCTTATCTTTAGTCATTGAGCCGGAGACATCCATTAGAAAAAATACTACGGCAGAGTTGTTCTGTTGTGGCTTTGGCTTCATGTGTTTGTATTTTAGGTCATCTTCGTGAAAAGGGAATCTTTCTCCAGATTCCGGGTCAAACGCCCCAGACGCTATAGCCATTTTTTTGCGTCTAATTTTTCTTTTTATTGTTTCCTTCTTGGAAAGCTTAGATCTCAAGCCCTTTTTTCTAAAGCCACTTCTTTTCATCTTGTGATCTTTGATAAGTCTAAACCTTTTCTTCTCCAAGTCTGGTAATTCCAAATCTTGAAAGAGATATTCTGCTAATTCGTCTAGAGTTATTTCTACTTCGTAATACTCATCGCCGGCATCTTTTGAACCTTTTTTTCCCTGTGCTTGTTGCTTTTGTTTTCCACCCTTTCTTAATACTTGACCTCTTTTTATCTTTTTATCTCCGGCGGAGCCAGCTTTCTGATTCTCGCTGTTCTCCCCATAGATGAAGTGATATTCTTTAATACCTTTGACGGGAATTTTTACCTTCTTTTTTCCGTCTTGTCCGATAATAGATTCGTCGGCGACCACATCTTTGATCCCCTCCCGAAGAGCTTTATCTATTTTCTGTTTGTGTCTTTTTCTGTCTGCTGCTGATCTATCAGCTGATGTTTTGTGTTCTCTAAAAATACTCATACTATTGTTAAAACCTCTAAAAGAATTCTGTTTCCCGAAGAAACTACATAAGAATTATAAATAAATCCCTCTTGTATATAATATTCACCCGTTGAAGGGTCAGACCCGACCGTCTGCCTTGCACCATTCAGATAAACTGATGAGGCCGGGAGTGGAAGGGCTCCAGTAATACCCAAGATGGAATTTAAATTAGTATCTGCGGCGATTGAGCTGCCGGTGACATCGTGAAAATATACAACCCGGACGATGCTCTGTTCGTGATCGTGATATGGACCAGATTCGCCGCCTTGCTGAGAGGAAGCGTTATCTTCTGAAAGTGAAGTTTGGATTTCATCAGACATGACAGACATGTCCATGATTCCCCGTCTTGTTCTAATACATTTGGCAGAAATTTGAAAAAGATGGTCTATTTGACCAAAAAGTTGTCTATCTTCAGTTAAGGAAACTATCTCGTAAAATGAATCCCCATATTGAACATAATCGCCTTCCCTTAACATTAAATCTTGATCTTCTTGTAGCCTTCTTTCGTGAAATTTTACAGTTATAGACTTTTCCTTGTCTAAGCCATAGTTTTCAGTAGTAGTTTTTATACCATCAAACTCTACAAGAGCATATACTCTAACAGGGGGCAAGAAAGATTTTTCTATTGCCTCTCCATATATGGGGTGAAAATTTGTATATTCTGTGGAAACGGGTAAATATAATATTTGTTGTCCAACTACCCTTTCCAGAAGCTCGTCATTGACCTGTTTTACTAAATTTCTCTCCTTTTCTCCGAGAAATAGCGGAGGAGGAGGATTACTAGGCTTTGACCACTTGTTATCAGACATAATTAATATTCCTTTTTATCGCCGAGAATGACTCTTTCTCTGCCAAATCTGATTTCGGCGGCAGATTCTCTAATTGTAACCTTTGGCTGATTATCATTTTTGTCAGAACCCATCAAATAGCCCAAAACTTTTAAATTTACTGTCGTCTTAAAGTTTCTTTCTTCTTCTGCGAGATTTGAAACATTATTCTCTAAGCCAAAGTCACCTTGGACGAAGCCCTCAAATCGATGACCGTCTTTGTTTATAAAAAAATTATTAATTTGCCCAGTATAAGCCATAAAGGGGGTAACTATCTCATTCATCTGTTGCTGATATTCTGTATTTACGGTTATCTTGTAGTTTATTACTACATAAGTTGGCATCGGCATCGTTATCGTTTCATACACAACCTTTTCATTTTTAAATGGATAAGTTTTTTGTTTAAAGAGCCTTTTTGCATCAGCATTTGCAAAATTAGAAGTTTTTTCTTGTTGAATTCTTCTAGCTACTGTAATTGCGCCGCCCTTGGCATCATTTTGTCTTGGTACATGGGACCAAGCAACCCCTTTCATATTCGGGTCTTTTTCCATACTGGTTCGTTCTATACTCATGGCTGGCAACACAAAAATATCTTTACTTCTCAAGTCTTTATTACCTTTCGTTTGGAAAGACCTTTCTGGCATTGACCAAATTAAGGGCACCTTTTGGAAGCCTTCGTTTGTTGTGCAAAAAATGTTTAATTTTTCATCGAGAAACTCATATAAAGCAAAATCAACAGTTTCTATGGTCGATGGCATAAAGGTAATCTCTTTCACTCCCGGTGTAGAATCACCGGGTTTTTTATCTTGAAAATAAGGTCTGAAGCCGTCATATTGTTTTTTTCTACTGCTCATGTTTTACCCTTGAAAAATTATCATTGGAACTCTTTTCTGGATATTTTCTACTGCATCTACCTTTTCGGCATCAGTCTTGGCCATTTCAGCGTATGTTAGCTGATCCATAATCTCTTTAAGTTCCTCTCTAAGCTTTTCCTGCTCTTCTTTTGCCTGACTCAACAACGTGTCTGAATTTAGATTTACAGACTCTCCGGGAATTGGAATTGTTTGAAATTTTCCCCTAACTTGTGCTAAGGTTTCTTTAGACAAGGCAAGTGCAAAGCGGCGGATCCACTGTTTTCCGATGGCGTTGATATTGTCATATGGTATATTATCAAACGGCAACGTATTTAAATTGTTAATACCGTCTGCGCCGTTGTCATATTCTTCATTATTTTCCCAAGCTGCCGGAATTACAGAAAATTCTACCCACATGTGATTGTAGTTTGAAAGTGTTTGAGGTGCCGGGAATATTCTAAGTTTATTATTTTTTAATTCGTAAGAATAGTGGGAAAGTCTTGTATAAATATTATCTTCATATGCCATGGCTTGTAGCTTATTCTGCCATGCGGGTACAATCTCAAATGTAGAGTCATCAGTATACTGACCATATTGGCTTAAATTGCCAACAACATTGAGACCACCGAAATATCCAAAAAATCGCCACATTGCGTTCGGAGTTTTATAATAAACTTTTTTTACAATCACTCTTTTATCTCCAACTATGCCAGCATATGGTGCAGCACCGCCAGATTGGTCGTTTCCAGATGCGGATGACCCAGAGATGATTGCCTGTAGATCGTAATCTTGTTGTCCACGTTTAAGATCGAATGAGGCAGAATAAATAGGAATCGTTCCTCCTATGTCTGCCGAGTAAGAATAACTATCAGACACCCTTCTGGCATACTCGAACATTACTCTTGGGAATTTTAAATTAACGTTTTCTGGGCCAGTTAATCTTTGACCTCTGTGGTCGAATGTTCCCGTTGTTTGACCTAAGACATCTGATAAAATATTTTTAGATTGATGCAGATTTACAAGATAACTATATTCTAATACGGCTTCTTGATAGTTTGCATATACATTTTCCGCCTTCAATTCAATGTCTAGTATGTCTCCACCTATTTTTCTGTAAGTATAAGCCACCTGATCAGAGGCTCCTGATAAAAATTGTGAAGAGTCGGAATATACGCTAAGTGGTAAAGTTGAGGCGACGGCAGATACATTACCTGACGCTGGCAAAATCGACTTACTCATCTGACTTGCTGGTGTTAGTGTTGGAAAAGCCATACAAATTCCTCCCTAGCTTTAAGTAGTCTCCAGAAACACAAAACCCCTCTACAAAATTGTAGAGGGGCATGTAAATTAGTGACTTATTGTCTAGAACTATACTAGGTCAGCAATAATAACCAATCCGTACATATCTGGACGAACCATCTTCTTCGCATAACGAGTCATAACGCCCTTACGTGGGACGAAATCCTCTGTTCCGAAGATCGTAGGAGTCATCTGGAGAGGTACATATGGTGCGTAGACGTATCCGCTTTCAAGGAAAGAAGAACCTTTGCGACCAGCTAGTACAACGTTTCTTGGGAAGTAAGGATCAACGTAAACGTCGAACTTCTTGCTCAAAGAACCAACCTTGACTGCTCCAACTTGTCCACGATCATCGTCGTGAGTAACAGCACCACGGAATCCAGCGGTAAACTCAAGGAGGTTAGCAACTTCTGGTGAAACCACGATGAAGTTTGCGCCGCCTCTTAGGGTCTTGCGGTGAATTTGTGCTGAAACGTCGTTGATAGTTTCAACAAGGGTCTCGTACCACTCTGAAACATTACCAGTGAAATCTGGGAATGATGCTCCAGTGATTGCGGCACCGGTTGTTCTATTAACGAACTTACCCGGTAAACGTGACCAGTAGAGAGTAGATGCTGTTGCACCTTTAACAAGGTCTTCCAAGATTTCTTGGTCGATCTCAAGAGCGATGTGCTCTGAAAGGATAGAAGTTAACTCGACTTCTGCATCCAAGTTATGGTATGCGTTCAAGTCTTGAGCCAATTCTGGTGTCCACTTAGCTTTAAGCTTCTTGGTCTTCGCTGTAACAGCAACAGAGTCAACTTTGATGTCGATTTCTGGAATTGCTGCTTCGGCTTCAAGACCCCATGAGGTCGCACCTACGACTGCGCCAACAGTTGTTGCTGCACCGATGTTGTCATCAATGACATAATCCCAGCTTCCGATACCGTTTAGTGAAGTACTTAGGGCTGCAAGGTCTTCAGAACCAGTAGCCGCCAAGACAACCAAAAGGTTACCAGCGTTTGTTTCGTCATCACGAGTCAGGCGACGGGTGATGCGACCTGCACCGAGAGAGCCAGATGCAACTTCATTGATAATGGTTACATAATCTTTGACGTTGAATTGATCACTAGTAAGGTCCGAAAGGGCGATTCTAGCAACTGCTACGTTCAGACCTTCAAGATCCGGATCGAAGCGAACAAGCTTGTCTACACCAGCTGAAGAGCTGTATGAAGTATCAAGCCAGAAAGTAGTACCGGGGTCTCCGACAGTACCTGATGCAATCATTGTGGTTGCAGCGGCTGATGACCCAGTTGGGCTAGAGTAGCCATTGTTTAGGGCATAAGCACTAAGTTCTGCATTACGACCTGACAATGAAACACCGCCAGTGATCTGAGATGCAACTTTTCCACCACCGTATACTGATTCACCAGCAGCGTAGTCCAGACGAGTTGTTGTGTCTCCAGAATATGTAAAGTCCATGAAGAAAATGAGGCCAGATGGCAAGCTCATTGGCTGAACTGAAACAAGATCGTTAGCGATCAATCCGCCGAAAACGCGGCGAACGATTGGAAATGCAACTGCAGAGAATCCTTCGACATCTCCGCCCTGCATAGAAGAGGCTTCACGGAGAAGCTCCTTTGCTTGGTTTTCTAAAAGGCTAGCCATGCCTTGTTTGGTACGCTCGTTAGTAAGTCCTTCTAAGAGACCTGTCTTTTCCCACTTGGAGAGAAGTGCAGCTCCTTCTTTAGATAGATCACGCCTAACAATACCTTCGGTTAATTTATTAATAATTGACATTTTTAAAAATCTCCTTTTTATTTGTTTTCTTTAATGCCGGCTAGGATTTGCATTCTGCTTGAAAATGGCTGAGTGGTTGTCCTAGCTTCTCTTCGGGGTAATGTATTAGTCGGTCTTTCGATGGTCTCACGGAGCGATTTTGGCTGTGCTTTACCCTTCACACTGCCCACTGCGTTTTTAAGAGTTTCAAAAATAACCTTTGCTTCATCAATCGAATCGGAGTTTGATAGAGCTTCGACAATATTATTTTTTTGTCGCTCATTCAAGGAGTTGTCTAACAAAACCTCGTTCGTGTATAAAAGTCGTGCGTTAGATAAACTTACTTTCTCGACTTTTTCTTTCAAAACAGAAATAATGTTTTTCATTTTTTTATTTTGCTCTGATAGTCGATCTCTTGCTGCAACTAATTCTTTGTTGCTCTCTTCGGCTGCAGTTGCCGAGAGTTGTGCAAGTCTAAGTTCTTCTTTATAATTCATAATGCTGTCTGGGGTACCTGCCCACCCACTCTTCTGGGGGTCGATGTCCACAACCAGTTCTTCTAGAAGTTCTTCTACGTCAGAAATTTCCACTTCCTCTTCTAGTGTCGCTTGTATTTCGGCTGTCGGAATTTCTGCCTCGGAACCCAAAGAAGGTGGTTCTGAAGGAAGTGTGTCCATCAGCGACTCGTGCGATGATGGTTCCCCGACTAGATCCTGTTCGGCGGAAGACAAAGCATCCGCCATGTTTTTGAGGTCTTCCATATTTAAGACAATTTCCGACTCTTCGTCGGTGATTTCATCGTCAAAAGCGTTTGGGATAGTGTCTTCCAAACTCTCCGACTCATCGCTTTCTAATGGTTCCTCTGGCGATTCTTCATCTTCTTGTTCAAAAAGGTTCTCTACGACCTCTTTAATGTCTGCAGAATATTTGTTCAAAATTGCTGCTTCTGCATTTTTGATTGCGGCTTCTTTTAAGGCGGCGGCATCAATAATGGCTTGTTCTAATAATGAGGACATAAAAGTGTACTCCCTTTAAAAAAA